ATTTGGTTCCGCTCCGCTTTACAGATTTCCTGCATGGACGGTCTGAATATGGCAGGACGGGTTCCGTACACCGATATGGGTTACACGCAGATTAAAGCGTGGTTACAAGACCCGATTAATACCGCTATTCTGAATGGTGTTATCGACGCAGGCGTAGTGTTAAGTGAAAAACAGAAAGCCGAACTGTACATCGAAGCTGGCGAAGATATTTCCGAAGTATTGTTTACCGAGGGGTATTTCGTGCAGGTTGAAGACCCCGGTGCTGTGGTTCGTGCAGAGCGTGGTACGCCGAGCATCAATATTTGGTACACCTACGGCGGTAGCGTCAATAAACTGAATGTGCCGATGACGGCTTTGATGTAAGGGGGTGCGATAGATGAATAATATTACTTCTGCTAATGCAACCGCTTACATGGTTGTAAAAGACCTTTATCCTGCGGGATTTGTACTGAATAACTTTGCGACTGACCAAGCTATTGACGAAGCCGAAGATACTATTGCGGAAACCCGTATGGGCGTGGATGGTTATATGGCGGCGGGCTATGTGCCGAGCATTAAGGCGGTAACCATTACTTTTGAAGCGGCTTCTCCGTCCGTTCCGTTTATGAATAACATTTACTTGGCTTCACAGAAAAACAGACGGACTTATGAATGTACGCTGGTTATCAATGTGCCTGCGGTCAATAAGACCTATACTTATTCGTATGGTGTAATGAAAACGGCAAAAGCGTTGCCCGCCTTAAAAACGGTGCTTGACCCCGTATCTTATGCTTTCGATTTTGAGAAGAAGAGCATTTCTTAAGTAGTTAAATGCGGTTAAAAAGCTGTCCTATATCTTTTATGGGACAGTTTTTTACTGCGTTTCGGAGGGTAAAAATGTTAAAAGAAAAATTAATCACGATAACGGACAACGGAAATCCGATTCAGTTTAAGATTAAACAGTTGCCCGCAGTACAGCAGGAAGAATTAATTATCAAAGTCTGCTTGATGTTGGTAAATAAAAATATTGGCAATATTGATATTGGCAATATAGATGTGGATAAGGTAAGAGAAAACCCATCTGCATTATTAAAACCGAATGTCATATTTGCCATGATGGAAAGAGTGGACTTTGCCAAGATTAAGGAAATCTCTGATATACTGCTTGGGTGCTGTTATCGTGTTGTGGGGAAAATGGAAGAGCGGTGTACTCCCGATACGGTAAATGGCTATATTGAAGATTTCCGTACTCTGTTTACTTTAAAGAAAGAAGCATTTTCATTAAGTTTTGATTTTTTCGAAAAAGACGGGAACTTCCAAGATACCACTTCAAAGGCGACGATAGAAATTGGCAAAGATTCCCGAATGTAAGACCCATTTTTGCGGTTATTATATCGCATAAACTTGCGACATTAAACGAGTTGCAGACCATTTATAGTTACGAGGATGCTATGGATTTATATGAAATAGCGTATGTCAATAACATTAACGAGGACAAGGCAAGCAGAAAATGACAGTAGAAGAATTAGTTGTTTCATTGGGATTAAATACAGACAAATTTGCAGATGGCTTAAAAAAGGCTCAATCCCTTGCGAGCGGATTCGTTAGTGGTATTGGTATGGCTTTTGGACAGATGTTTGGCGGAATGATTAAAGAAGCACTTAATATCGTTCCAAGAATATTCAATGTAATGAAAGCCGACGTAAAGGCTCTTGACGAGTTAAATAAACGGACGAATGCCAGCGTAGAAGATATTGCCGCATGGGGGAATGCCGTTGAATTAAGCGGTGGCTCTGCAAAGGCTTTTCAAGGCACTTTACAACATCTTTATAATGACTTATCCCGTATTGCCATTACCGGACGCGGCAGAAGTAAGCCATTCCTTGAAGCGTTGGGTATTGATGTTGCTTCGTTAAAAGATAAAGAGATTTTTGATGTAATAGAACAAATCCATAAATCCGTACAAGGTATGGATTCTAAAACAGCAAGCTACTCTTTAAAAAATCTTGGCTTCGACCCCGATACCATTAAGTTTATGCTTGAGAACGATACCAAGCAGTTAAAGGAACTAATCAAGCAACAAAAGGAATGGGGCATCTATACCAAAAAAGATGTTGAGGCACTTGATAAGTTAGATAAAGCCGTTAAAAAGGTTAGAAATGTCTTAAAGTCAATGATTCTTCCTATTTTTTCAACGGTAATACAACTTTTTGCAAGGGGCGCTCAATATATATCAAAAGGCATTACATACCTACGGGAAAACATCACATTACTTCGTGGAATATTAATGCTTACGATTCCTGCGTTGATTAAGTTTGGTTCTGCATTTTTATTAACGCCTATCGGCATGTTCATTACCGCTATAACAAGTCTGGTATTGCTTCTTGAAGATTTATGGACTTATGCCAAGGGTGGGGAATCTTACTTTAAAGATTTTTGGAAGAAGTTTGGCAAACCTGATGAAGTAATGGCCGGATTCCAAAAAATCGGCAATACTATCGCAAGATTCTTTAAATTTTTGGGTAGTCTATCCGAGGGTGAGGGATTAAGCAAAGACATGAAACTGCTGATGATGTTAGTTGGCGGTATCAGTTTGCTCATCATCGCTATTGGAACTTGGGTTCCCGTAGCTATTGCTGCGGCGGTCACTGCAATTCTTTATTTTTGGGAAGAAATCGAGGCTTTTGTCAAAGAAGTATGGAAACGGTTTACTGAGTTACCCGATGTAATCGTTGGGGCATTTAAACTTATCGGTAAAATAATAGTTTCCATCTTTACGGGAATTTTAAGTTTTATCGGTGGGATAATTGGTAGTATCGCAAGCGTAATTTCAAGCGGGATTGAAACCGTAAAAGAAATACTATCAAGTGTAGGAGAAGCCATATCCTCTGCGTTCCAAACTGCCTTTGATACGGTCATAGGGTTATGGGATAGCCTTGTTTCTAATTTCCAAAGCGGGTGCAATTCCATAGCAAGTTTTCTTTCCGGTGCGGCTGATAGTGCAAGAAACGCTTGGGCGGGATTTATTAAATGGTTGGAAGATAAATGGAATTGGCTGAAAGAGTTATTACCAAGTTTTGAAAAGATAGCAGGAAGCCTGCCAAGTTTAGGCGGTGCTCCGAAATTGGCTATGGCAGGCGCAGGCGGTGGCGGTAATACTACTACCATTACTGATAACTCAACTTACACATTTAATAATCATACAAAAGAGGCATCCGAAGCATCTATGCAGAAAAGCGGTGTAAAATCGCAAGCGGACAGAGGGCAATATAAATGATTTTATTTGACGATATAGTAAGTACAAGAACTATATTTATGCCTATTCAAAGCCGATATACATTGGCAAACGAGGGCGGTAATCCTATTATTGGGTTTAAGTCAATGCTGAAAGCCGAGTATAAATCGGGCGGTAAAACTATTTTTGAGCCGATAGAAGAAAACTCTTTTGCAACCTATAATAAGACCACGGAACCAAGGGAGTTTTACTTTGAGTTGGCTTTACAATGGCCGAACCAAGATTTTGGCGTTATTTTAGGAACATTAGAAGAATTAAAAAAGGGCACGGATTTATTTTCATTTATTACGCCGTTTAACTCATACTCCGATTTGACATTAGAGGGATACTCTACTGTGTTTGAAACGACGACAAGTATGATTATCGTTGGATTACAGTGTAAAGAGGTTATCCAAGTATCGCAGGGTTATACCAATGTCAAGGTAAATGACGCTACTCCTATTGAAAGCGGAGATGCTAAAAACCCAAGTGACGCAAGCACTTCTGATACGGGAATGACGGGGACAAAAGAAGGAACTCAAGAGGAAAAAGACCAAAGCTGGACGGTTATCCTTTCTAAAATGGGAGAAAGAGAAACACCGCCGGATGGTTTTTAGGGGGTAATAATGGAATTAAAAGAATTACTAAATAACCTCGTTATTATCCCGCTTTCTGCAATTCCTGCACAACGGTTCCAATGCGTATTAAATAGCCAAAATTGTATTATCTCAATTAAATATCGTGACGGATATTGTTATTTTTCCTTAACGGCAAATAGTAATGCGGTGACACAAAATACGATTTGTTTATGCGGAAATAACCTTGTCCCGTATAATAATCAATATTTTGAGGGTTCTATATTTTTTATTGACATAAACGGACACGATTCCATACCCGATTACAAAGAGTTTAACACTCGTTACCGACTTGTATATGTCCCATTTCGTGCGGAGGATTTATAATGGGTAGTTTTACCAATAAAACAATTCAGGTCGTAATGGCAATGGCAGAAGGTGTGTTTGATAATGGGGCAAATCAAATTACTGTTGAAGGGCTACCGACTTCTGTAACGATTAATAAACAAGGCGGTGATGAAAGACCGTCCGCAGAAGTCACTATCAGTAATTTAAAGTTGGACGTTGTAAGGCAGTTAACCACATTGTCATTTCGACCTTTACAAAGGTTTAAAAATCAAATCACAATAAATGCCGGTGCTATTGGCGAACAATTACAGACCGTCTTTATCGGCGATTTTGAAAATGCTTATGGGGATTTCCAAGACGCACCTACGATGAATTTGGTAGTAAAGGCAATTTCCGCACAGCATGGAGCATTAATTGCTTCGCCCGCTACTTCCGTAGATGGCACAGAACAAGTGGCTCATCTTATGGAACAATGGGCAAAAGAAGCGGATTGTACATTGGAAAATCATGGTGTAAACGCAAGCGTAAGAAATTCGGTCTATACCGGTTCTCCTATTGACAAGGCGAAAACTTTGGCAAGGGAAGTTAACATAGACTTAATTATTGACGATAAAAAATTTATTATCACACCGATGGACACGCCGATAGACGGAAACGCCGTATTGGTGGATAAAGACCACGGCTTATTAGGTTATCCTGCGTTCAATAACGATGGGATAGAGTTTAACGCTATCTTTGACCCAAACTTTAAGATAGGCGGGTTGGTCAAAATAGAAAGCGTTGTGCCAAGAGCAAGCGGTACGTGGAAAATAACAAAAATTGATACCACATTAGAAGCCTATATTCCCAACGGCGGACAATGGAACAGTACGGTTTCGGCAACATGGGTGCAGGAGTAGATTATGCCCGAAAGAAATACACGAGATGGCGCGGTACAAGGCATAGCCAATATATACGCAGGACTTACAGACTTTAATCAGCTATCGTTTATGATACGGACGATGATAGGTGATATAAATTCTTGTATTCCCGTTATCGTAACAGAAGTAATGCCGGGAAGCGGTTCGGTTGGCTACGTCAAGGCAAAGCCATTGGTCAATAATATGGACGCACAAGGAAATGCTGTGGAAGTGCCTATTATACCAAGTTTGCCGTATTTTAGGTTACAAGGCGGTAAAGTTGCTATTATAACCGACCCTATTGTGGGAGATATAGGGCTTGCCTGCTTTGCACAAAAAGATACTTCCAATGTGATTGCGGGAACAAAAGAACCCGTACAAGCAGGAAGTTTCCGTAAATTTAGTATGAGTGACGGGTGGTACATAGGTGGATTCCTTAATGCAAGCCCCGAAACATTCATTGAACTAAAGCAAGATAAGACAATGATTATAACTGCATTGTCGGGCATAACGATAAACGGAGATATTACGTTGAATGGTGCTTTAACGGCAACAGGTGATATACAAGGAAATGGACATTCTCTTACGAATCATTATCATCACGGAGTACATGGTGATACAAGCACCGCAATAAATTGAGGTAATTATGAGTGCATATACTTTATTTTTAGACGACAGCTGGGATATTACTTTAACGGGTGACGGAAAAATAAAAACCGCAAAAGAAGCCTATGCTGTGGCACAGAACGCTTCTAATGCGGTTCGGTTATTTACGAATGACGCTTATTTTGACGCACAAAAAGGTATTCCCCATTTTGATATTGAGTTAGGGCATACATTTACTGCAATTCCGTTGTTGGAAACCAAGATGAAGAAAGCCATGCTTGCGGTTGAGGGTGTAGCCGAAGCCGTAGCGGTGCTTGAAGTACAAAAAGACCGCATTGTGGGTGGTAACGCTTATATCACATTACAAGGCGGTGAGAACGCTAAAATAACATTCTGAAAGGAGTGAAAGCATGGCACTTATATTTAGTAACACGGGAATACAAGCGGAAGAAACATCGGTTATCCGTGAGAGAATACGAAACGAATGGAAAAACGCTTTTGCGACAGACCCAAGTTTACCGCCATTAGATGTAAATCCCGAAACGCCAGCAGGACAGTTGATAGATGGAGAAACCGCCCTTGCGAGCGAAAAAGACAACGAGTTAGTATTCTTGGCAAACCAATTTAATCCCAAAAATGCCGTAGGTGCTTGGCAAGACGCACTTGCGGCTATTTACTTTATACGGAGAAAAATTGCACAGCCTACTTATGTGACTTGCCAAGCAACGGGAGCATACGGAACAGTAATTCCTTACGGCGCTATTGTGCAAGATACTAACGGCTACACGTTTATGAACACTTCGTTAGCTACTATCAATGCCAGCGGACAGGCTACTTTATTGGTAAGATGTACCGAATTGGGTGCGGTAGAAGTAGCAAGCGGTACAGTAACAAAAATCATTACCACTGTTCCCGGCTGGGATAGCGTAACCAATGCGGCAAGCGGTGTTACGGGGCGAGATGAAGAAAGCCAAGCGTCTATGGAATCCCGCAGAGTACAGAGCGTAGCGAAGAATAGTCACGGAGCCGTTGCTTCATTATTCGGTGCTATTGCCAATATAAATGATGTTACTGCTTTGCTGATATTGGAGAACACCACAAACACGGACAAAACCGAAAAGGGAGTAACTCTCGGTGGGCATAGCGTATATATCTCTGTTCATGGCGGTGCTGATGTCGATATAGCAAGAGCCATCTATAACAAGATTGACGGTGGGTGCGGTACGAACGGAAACACATTGGTATCGTATAATCCCGCTTCTGATAACGCAGAAGACCAACCCGATGCTTTGTATCAATATTACATTGAAAGACCGACTCCTGTTTCTACGGGAATCGTGGTTACTGTTAGCGATGCACAGACCACTACGTTGACCAATGCCATAAAGCAAGCCGTAGTAGAAAACTTTAACGGCAATAGTGGTTATCGCAGAGTAAAGATGGGCGATACTTTGTACGCTTCAAGATTTTACGCTGATGTTATCAAAGCTGGCGTAACAAAACTTGAAACCATAGAAATCGCTTATCCGTCTACCGATACGCCTGCCGATTATGTGACCGTTGATGCTGACGAGATTCCTACTATCAGTGCAGATGATGTTACTGTGGTTTATCAATGAGGTAAGCTATGAATTTTAGAAGCGATGACAACGTAAGAGCCGAGGACGATGTACGCACAGAGTTTATGGCTTTTATACAAAGTCAATACGCCGCAAGCGTAAGGATAACCGCATTATTGGAAAGTTGTAGGGAACATATCTTGCCCGATGCAGATATAGTTTCCTTTTTTGATAATGTTTTTAATATTGAAACGGCAAGCGGTTACGGACTTGATATTTGGGGCAATATTATAGGAGTTTCAAGATTTGTACCCGACTATCAAGATTCTACCACGATATACACGCTGACAGACGAGCAGTATAGGCAAGTATTATTCTTTAAAGCTGGTGCAAACATAATGGACAGCACACTGTACTCGATGAATTACTTGCTGAAAAAACTATATCCCGAATATAACTGTTATATCCGTAATCTGAACAACTATACCGAAGATAGCGGAAGATGGTATGATGCAACCCCGATGGAGATTGAGTATGTGTTTATCGACACAGACTTGTCCGATTTAGAGTTATCCATATTCAGTTTGGTGGGAAGTTTTAACAAGGGCGCTGGCGTTGAGTACAACTTATCGCAATACAGTTATGACGAACTCTTTGGCTTCAAGGGTTCTGAACTTCAACCGTTTGACCAGGGCGTATTTTTCCAGCCGTCAGGAATAGGAGGATAATATGGCAACACAACCTACTTTAATGGCTAATCCGTTTGCGGTTAGCGGTGCAAAAAATTCCATACCGAATACTACTACAACTTTAGGTAAGGCTTCGTTGACAAACGGCTTTCCTACTGAAACAAGTATGCCTATTGCTGATGGTGGCGTACCGCCTCAAAGAGCCGACTTCAACGGAATGTTGTATTGGTTGTCTACGTTTGCGATGTATCAGCAGAGCGGTGGTAAATTCAGCTACGATGCTACTATAAACTACGACTTGCCAGCTATTATCTATCACAATGGTGATTTATGGTGGTGTAAACAAACAAACGGGCCTGCTACTATTGTAAAAGTACCGGGAACTGATACGGATTATTGGATTAAGTTAAGAGATTATTTAGCAAATCCGTTAGCGGCTTATCCTGTCGGTTCGTATTATATTTCAAGCGTAAGTACATCTCCTGCTTCGTTGTTTGGTGGCTCATGGGTACAAGTGCAGGACAAGATGATTCTTGCGGCAGGAACTACTCATTCAGCAGGAACTTTGGTAAATCCTGCAACGGGTGGTAGTGCCACAAAAACGCTGACAGTACAAAACATTCCGTCACATACGCATACATTTACCACAAGTGAAGCTGGCAACCATACCCATACAGTAAGTGGTAGTACGCAAAGTGCTGGGGCACATACGCATACAGTAAGCGGAACAACGAGTGGTAGTGGTTCTCATTCTCACACAAGGGGAACGATGGAAATTACGGGTACGTTTAACGCTTCGTGGGAAGTAAATGTGGCGAGAATTGCCACGGGAGCATTTTCTTACTATACGGGCGGCGGAAATAATGAAGCGGACGGGCAAGGTTCGCCTAACTTAATTTGGGATTTTAAGGCTTCACGTTCTTGGAGTGGTTCAACAAGTACAGTAAGTAACCACACGCATACTTATTCCGCAACAACATCAAGTAGTGGAAGTCATGCACATACCATTTCAATTACTGTGGGTGCGGCTGGTATTCATACCCATAACGGAACAACTAACGCAACTGGCAACGGAACAGCGTTTGATGTTATGCCGCCTTATATCGTAGCTTATGTTTGGAGGAGGACAGCGTAATGGCTATTGAATATAACTTTAAATATATGCCGTTAGTCGGAAAGTTGTCCGGCAAATCCATGGCGGAACAGACCGAAACGGCTATCAATGAAATTGCAAGTATAGTTAATGATAACACCGCACAAGCAGAGATTATCAATACGCTGGCAGAAGAAGCAAACGCTAATTCCGTAGAAGCATTAGAAAAGGCAACCGAAGCGTTAGAAACATCGGGGCGAGTGTATATTAAAGAAACTTCTGTCATTGACCTTGATAACTATTGTGAAAGTCAGTTAATTTATGTCGGCAACGTAGGTAGTACGCATTTACCCTTATTAAGCAAGGGCTTTTTGGAAGTCAAAACCAATGACGATAAATCCCAAGCTACGCAGGTATTTATTGATGATACCAACAAAGACGTATATGTTCGGACGGGTGCTATTACTGCAACAACTGTCGGTGATGTAACCACTTATACCGCTTCGTATGGTGCGTGGGTAAGGTCAGCTACATCTGCCGATTTAGCGGGTTATGCTACTACCGCTTCACCGACCTTTACGGGTACTGTGTCCGCAGAAAGTATAGAAGCAAGCGTAGGTATATCTGCACCGAACATTGATTACTTTTTATGGCAACCAAGCACCGCTTACAGTGTAGGTGACCAAGTAAAAACTACTTCTTTACCGAACAATTATGTATTAGTATGTACTACCGCAGGAACAAGCGGAACAACAGAACCGAGTTATACGGGTGTAAGCGTAGGGGATACTATTACTGATTGGAATGTAGGCTGGTTAGTAAGTACAAATGCTTGCACTGTTTCTCCTGCCTTTACGGGAACTCCCACGGCGCCCACGCCGGAGCCGGATGATGATTCCACGAAAATAGCCACAACGGAATATGTGCAGGCGGAGTTATCTAATTATGCTCCGCTAACATCTGTAAATCCGTTTTTGTGGCAACCAACAACGGAATACACAGTTGGTATGCAAATTAAAACAATATCTTTACCACCACAATGTATTTTAGTATGCACCACAGCAGGAATAAGCGGGAGTACAGAACCGGATTATACGGGTGTATCTATTGGTGATACTGTGACAGACGGAACTTGTGAATGGTTGGTTGCAGAAAATGCTACAACCAAATACGTTGATACTGCTGTTAATACCAAAGCAGCAGATTATCTCCCCCTTGCAGGTGGAACAATGACAGGTTCAATTAAGAGAAGTGGTTGGGCTGTTGTTGCTGAATCAGAGCATCCAGATGGTGTTATACAATTACTTTCATACTCCAATGATTCACAGACAGCAGATGGTGCATCATTAAATTTATTTGGCAAAGACCATGCAGGAGCAGGACGATTTGATTTAAATGCTTCTAATGGAACAACCGTATATGATTTTCGTGGTACTTCTTCTGGTTCGCTTCAATGGACTGGTAATGAGTTTGCATTTACAACAGCCAATTCATCAAATCATATCAGAAATTATTCAGATGATTCATCCATTCGTATTTTTGGTGGCTCTTCTGATGCTAATGGTGCAAATTTGTGGTTGTTTGGTAACAGCAGTGCAGGAGCAGGACGATTTGATTTATATGTGCGTGATGGTTCTACAAATAGAACATTAAGAGGACTTCCTGATGGCACACTAACATGGAACGGACAATCAGTACAAACATCTTCTGACAAACGACTAAAACAAGATTTTTCTTCTGTTCCTGATGACGTTTTGGAAGCATGGGGAAAGGTGAATTGGCAACAGTTTAAATATAAGGCTGATGTGGAAAGAAAGGGTGATTCCTGCCGTTTCCATACTGGACTTGTGGCTCAAGATGTAAAAGAAGTGGGCGAAGAAAACAATGTGGATTTGCTGAAATACGGTATTCTTTGCCACGATGTGCAGGAAGCCACAGAGAAAGAAGAAGCAAGAGATATTTGGATGATTCGCTATGAAGAAGCATTATCTATGGAAGTTATCTATCTGCGAAGCGAAATCAAAAAACTGCGTGAGGAAATCAAAGCATTAAGGACGGAGTAATATATCCGTCCTTTTATATTGAGGTGTAGCATGACAGAATTATGTAATAACTGTGCAAGGAAACAGTATTGCGGAAATAATACCACGATGGGATATTGTACAGGGTTTGTGAAAAATGTTGAAATTAGGACTTGCAAAACCATAAACACAAATGCACAGATATTTACTTATGACAACAAGGGAAAACCTTTCGTTATTAAATTTACACAGAGGACGGAGTAATATCCGTCCTTTTATTATGGGAGCGTAACTAACAAGGAGATACAAGAATGATTCAAGAGATTGGAACGGCAATAGTTATGTTCCTACTGGGAAGCGTTTTAACATATTTTTCAACACGATGGAGCAGGACGCTTGCAAAGATAGACAAGCTGGAATTTGGCGTACAAGCATTGCTTCGTGACCGAATGTTGCAGATGTTCAGCTATTACAAAGAAAAAGGCAAGAAAGTGCCGTTAAGGGAACGTGAGAGTTTTGAGATTATGTTTGAAGCTTACACAGATAATCACGGCAATTCTTTTATGCCCGATGTAAGAAAAGAGTTTATGGAGTTACCCCATGAAAATCGTTAAAGCATTACAGAACAAGGTTACGGATTTCGTCAAAAAGCGTGGCTCTGTATTACCAAAAGTATTCGTGTGGATTTATGCGAGCATTTTTATTGGCTGTGGTTTAATCGCACTTGTCGGTATCTTGTATGAATTTTTAACAAAAGGGCAAGTCAATTATACGGCGGTAAACGCATTTATCAAAGAGTATTACGCACCGAGTATAGCAGGGACATTTGCTATCCTTGGTGTGTTGCTCATTGATAAGGATAACAACGGCATACCTGATGAGTGGGAGAAAAAGGAGAGTGAGAAAAAAGATGAAATACATTAAATTCCTTTTGTTTGCCATCGTTGACATTCTGTTCAATATCGTCTGCTACATCACAAATCCTTTTGTCTTATTATTCGCTGATGAAGTGGGCAACTTGCCGAATATATTTACTTGGTGGGCGAATTGGGACGACCATTTAGATATAGATTGGTTGATTGACGAACATCACGTTCCAAAATTTGCGGAGTACGATTTTCACCGCCATTACAAATACCACACGCCCGAAGAAGCGTTGCAACTTATTGGTGAATATAGGGGTTACGTTGATTTATTGGACGGTGACTTTACATTAAAAGAACGATTCCAGCGTTACATTTGTAGAATCGTGTGGTTATACAGAAATAACGCTTACGGATTTTCCTATTATGTAACGGGAATAACTGTCAACGAGGAAGATGTAAAGAAAATCAAAACTGACGAGGTAGACGGCTATACTTGGTATGTTACCGATTACGCTTTTTGTTATAAAGATATGCGTAAGAGTTTTGGTAAATTTTCGTGGGATAACTACATTGGCTGGAAGTTTAGATGGTTTGACGACCCTACAAACAGATATATGCTTGCGTTAAGAATAACTCCGTTTCATAGAGGTGATTAAAATGATGATAGAGCCTAATATTGAAGAATACGATTTAGAATTTGATACGCTTTATACTCGTCCTTATACCGATATGCTGGTGGTTCACCATACGGGAAATCCGTATGATGATGATTTATCTGCCGAAGAAATACACGAATCCCATCAAAATATGGGGTGGAGTGGAATCGGCTATCATTATGTTATCCGTAAAGATGGTACCATTGAAAGAGGGCGTCCCGAATGGGCAACAGGCTCTCACGCTTACGGAGAAAATAGTCATACCATCGGTATTCATGTGTGCGGTAATTTCTGTGAAGCTGAACCGACAAAAGAGCAGATAGAAAAATTGTCTTATCTTGTCGGGTATTTATGCGAAAAGTATGATTTAATCCCCGATGTAAAGCACGTTAAAGGGCATTGCGATTTAATGGCTACCGCCTGCCCCGGTGATAATCTGTATGATATGCTTCAGACGATTCGTGGTAAAGCGATTTGGTATCAGCAGAATTATCAAGAGGGGGACTAAATGTATGTTTTGGAGTTTGGACTTAACAACGAAAAAATGGCTATTAGCGTTCTTGCTGTGTTTGTTATGCAAGTGGCTATATACTGCATCTTAAAGGGGGCGAAAGAATGTGGAAAAAATTAAGGAGTTTATCGTTGAGAACCGTCTTGTCTTTATTATTGGTATTTTGCTTCTGTTACTCATCGGTTGGTTACACCATGACGCAAACAGAAACAAGCCAAACTATGACAATACCGATAAGTCAGTGGCAGAACTTAACGAGCGAATTAAATCTCTTGAATCAAGACTTAATGGAATGTCAAAACGTATTGAAGAAACTCAAAAAACCGTCGAGCGAGTTGGTATCGGAATTACAAGAAGCACAGGCTACGCTATTGAAATTGACGAAGGAATTGGACGAGCAGAAGAAAGACTTGAATCTGCTATCCAAAGAAGTGAACGAATTAAAGACATTATCAGCGACATTGAAAGAACAAATAAATAAGGAAAGACGGGTCCACCGCAGGCAGATATGGCAGAACCGAATATGGTGTTTGTTGATAGGCGTGGGCATCGGCATAGCAATCAAGTAGGGCAGAGTAAAATCTGCCCGTTTTTTTATTTTACGGAAAAATTTTTCTTCGTAAAACTGCGTATATG